GGACGTTTTTACATGTGATTGAACGGAGACTGACCGGCAAGTACGGACACTCCGCTAGCAATGCTAACAATCACTCACACCAGCTTACGAACGCTTCCCTGGTGAACCCTGGTCTGCGCGTGTGCTGCCGCGCTAGCAACCACGCACCTTCACTGCACCTCGGGTAGATGGCAGTGCTCTTTCACAACGTCGGACGAATAAGGGGCGGAATTATGTCTCACTTTCTGACCAAGTCCTAACCCCCAGGCTCTTGCAAGCGTGGGTTTCCTTCCTCCAACGGGGAACACCAACCACCACGTCTTTACGTGGTGAGTGGTGGTCGCCGCAGGATTAGCAGATGCTAGGCTGTACGTTGACCCCTTGGGCGCCCTCACGGGCGCTTCTTCTTCCCCGCTCGGGGGCAAGCGGTGGACTAACACCACCACTGGGAGCCACACTTTTCAGCGTGGCCCACTATACTCCTAATTCGGAGCACACTTTTCAGTGTGGAGCGCGAGCGCGCTACTTCTTCCTCTTCTCCTTGGGCTTCTGTGCTTCAGTCTTTGCCAAGTTAGAGGGTTTGCCGCTGAAGCTGCTACCAGCAGCCGTGCCCACGTGTTTGATCAAGCCGCCCACAACAGGGTTGAAGGCGGACACGACCGTGCCAATGGGTCCGGCAACTTGCGAGACAACTTTCAGGATCGACCGCCACCAATCTCCGAGTCCGTTGGACTTGAAGTCAACAGCGACTGGCATCCTGCTCATCACTGAACTGTACAGCTCGAGAGCTCGAGCATCGTACGCGGCTGAAGGTCCAGCAAGTGGGGCAAGGAGGCTGTCGATGTGCGTGGGTGCGCGTTCAACGTAAACGCGGAGCTTGATGGTGATCACCGCTTGAGGGTGAAGGCCGGTGAGGAACACTCCAGAGGTGTTGACAGGCGCAATCTTCATGCGGGGACAGTTTGCCGCTATGAAAGTGTCGTTGGAAATACCCACCTCGGAGATGTGGATCGTGCCATTGTCAGTGTCGGTGACATACTTGACAAGGGACTTGTGGGAATACGGCACCAAGGGGTTGTCGATCTTGCTGAACGTGATCGGGACATACGCGCCCTCAGCCGCAGCCCAAGTCCTGGTGCTGCGCATGCTGTTGCATTGGTCAACGTTCTCTGGTGGACCAGCGACTTGGTCCGCCATGACGCTGACGACTCCCGATGTGCCACTTCCATTGGTGACTTCAACAGGGAGGAAGGTGGAGCAAGAGGCACCACTCTGGCGATACGCGGTCAGTGACCCTTGCTTGTAGAGGTCACTGGTGGTGTTGATGATCTCAAACCCAGCGGCAATGACACGACACACTCCGGTCGTGAGATCATCCACGCCGTCGCCAGGCAGGCAGTGCACGGTAGTGGGAACACTGGAGGGTGTCGGGAAATTGTAATTTCCTTGAGCTGAGGAGAACACGTTGAGGAACGAAGATGGGTAGGACTGCTGACGCTCGTACTTGTGGTCGAGCGTGTTCCACGTCATAACGTCGGTCAAGATTTGCTTGAGCTGCTGTCCGTTGAAGACGTGGCAGTCCCAGACTGCGTTGGGGGTGGGGGCTGAGACATCCATTTGGTACTGTTGCATTGATACCACTGTGTTGCTGGAGTCGGAGTCTGGGTAACCCGAGAGTTTGTGCTCATAGTCGTGGAAGGGATCAAACGCGGACGTGATCCAAGCTTTTCCTCCGGGCGTGAGCTTAGCGCCACGGAAGCTGCGGTTTGCTTGTTGAGCGAATGACATTGCATAAGCGAAGATGAACTTCTGGTCCTTAGCAAGTATGGGATACGCGTGCTGTCGCGGACTGTTCATTGCGAGACGTGGGAGCCGTGCAGTCTCTTGGCATTTTGGTTAGCTTGACGAAGCAATTTGGTCCACCTGTCGGCTCTCGCAACCCCATGTTCCAGAAAAAACGCAACACTTTTCCCAATAAAGCTTGCAGTCCTCATATGTGTCGTCGTGGAACAGCGACAGCACGAGGGGATCACACACAACCCCAATTGAGGAGTTGCGGAGTGAAGACTCAATCATGCGCTGCATGACTGGAGGGATGTCAAATAGAAGATTGAAATCCACGCGGGCCTGGTCGGTGGGACCCTTCTCGGCCAGAGCAATACACTTGGCGACAAATGACTCGTTGAGGTAGTCCTTACGGCCATAGTTCTTTCGGTCGAATCTGGCCTTGTAACGCCGGAGAGCGCGATAGACTGACAGTGCGAATGGCCCAACGATGGGACACTGCGGGTGCTCGCAGAGCAGAGACGTGGCTTTACCAAGAAGCAAGCCACGGTCGACACGATGGCTCTTCCCGGCTAGTGGGGAATGCGACCACCCGAAGTTGAGGAGAACCTTCCGAGGATCAGTCATTGTGGTGAAGTCCTCGGCCATGCGCATGCCGCAGAAGCCCGAGCGAAACAGCGACTGCCTCACCTCGAGCTTAGCGTCGAACCCCAACTCGATGAAGTCCTGAACCTCGTAAGGCACAGACGCGTGGAACAATCCGTCATCACCTTCGACGACCTCCACACACCTGCCGCCCTTGCGGTGAGCAATGAAGTGGAGCACCATCTTGTTGGTGAAGCCATTACCCAAACTGGTGACCATCTCTCCTGACATGCGGCGACCGTTGACTTTAACGGTGAACCCTCTGTAAGAAATCTTATTGGTTCCACTGATGGCGTTGCACAACACGTCACATGCAGCGGAATGGTTGGAAAGGAGATGGCGATAGAGAACAATCTCACAGGCATCGAGCAACTCAGGAACAAAGTGCTTTTCGAATTGGGAGAAGTCAGTCTCATACCACGGACCGTCGGCGTCTCCCAATCGTTGGAAGATGTAGTTGGGGAGCTCAACGTGGGCGATGTGTTTGACGAAAGCCGGGTCCGTGTACACTTCCTGCTCCATGAGTTTGCAGTACGGCCCGATGAATGCCTTGAATGCGTCCAGACGTGAGTTGATTCCGCGGCTAAACTTCGACGTTGTGTACGTCTCATGCTTGCCGAAACCTTTAAGCCGCGTCTCTTTCTCCGTGATGACTCCGTTGCATGCTGTGAGTGCATCACGGAGCTCCTTGATGCGCCACGCGGGCTCGTCAAGACCTGCGGCCCAGGTGTCAAACGACACGTCTGCATCGCCACCTATCGGAGCAAAATTTCGCTCGACGAAATCAGTGACGAATGCCTTGAATTCAGCCAACAGTGCGGGTGCAATTGGTGGGGGGTTCTTCAGGAAACGCTCGCTGATGCCCACAGCCAGGTCAGGCGGGTAGTTGACATCAGGCATCACTGGTGCTATGCCATACATGATGTTGCCTAAGTTGAACTGCAGTGACTTGCGATCTGCTGAACCATCAAACCCCGGTTTGGGCTTAATGTGCCCCCCGCAGGCGCTCGGCGGGGTCCTGTCCTTGAAGTCGATGGACAGGCCGTCTCCTAGATGATATCCAACTGCCGATTGTGGGATGTCCGTGTGCTTGGCGGCGACAATGTACATGCGACGACTGCACTCATCATCTTCAAAGTTGGACGAGCTGCGACCAAGGGCGTTTCCGAAGAGAGTGACCGCAGCTGCAGCGCCAAGGGCGAGACGTGGCAACATCATCATGGCACCGATGTTTTCGAGGTCGAGGGCTGTGTTGTAGGTGGCATGGATGCAGAGCGCTGGCAAGTAGTCCACAAACCCCAATGCACAGTGCAGCGAGAACGGAAGTAGGCACACTGGAGGGGTCTTGCGCCAGTCCTTTTTGTCAACTCTCATGCTCAGCTCCCACAGGCCAAAGAGGCTGCTGACCCACATCCGCTTAATGTTAAAGATGGTGGAGACCGTGGATTTGAACGACTCCTCAATAAGAGGGGCAGCAACACAATTCTCAAAGTGAAACGGAAGTGAGGCGAGAGCTCGACGGTCACGTGGGAGAAGCAGGTAAGCGCAGCACATGGCAGCACACAGCCCGATGAGGACTTGCTTGTCCTCACACTTAATCTTGGTGGGACGTGAAGCGCACTCGAGCAAAGCGAGTTTGCAGCTGCCATCCTGGACGGCAACATGCAGCTGCATGGGAATGTTAAGCGTGGTGACACGACTCGCCATCACCGGGCCCTGCAATTGGGCTGCCTCAGCACCCAGGGGGAGCAATTTGATGCTCAACGCCTGGACCATTGGCAAGGACATGAACCCGTCCTCGAAGATGGACCTCTCGACAGAGTAGTACCGATAGGCACTAATGAGTGTGTCAGTGGCTGTGATCTTGTTGTTCTCGCAGGAATAGACGCGGTCGTCGATGCTGTCGACCACGACCTCGTCACCGCACGCACAAACACCCGTTACAATACGTGCTGATGGGTTTATGAAAGCGCGTGCGACCTGGGAGACGTACATCGCCTTAAGCACAGCCAACGACGTCAGAGAGAGCGGGCCAGTCGGGTAGCGTCTGGTCGCGTCTAGTCTGGAAACGTAGGCTTGGATCGTCGGATCAAGAGGAAGTGGAGGCACCAAGACATGGTGGTGAGCGTACTCTTGGACGAAAGGGGCAGACCGTGAGATCTGGTACAGCCCTGCGGCGAGGAGGCCGCCGCTCACTGCAAGAGCGACGGCAGCAGATTTCCACCCGCGAAGCAGCCACGTCCTGGCAAAGATGATTGCTGAAGGGGCAATCAGAGCACCCGCCACTGCAGCCCGTTCGAGGACCGTGGCTTCCCGAGAGTAATACAGACGGCGATTGTGGTTGTCCGCTGCTCGGGTAAACTCCACGTACGATGTCAACTCGCACGGCGGGGCAGGCGCTCTGTCGCCACGCATCGGCACACCCTCTGTGTCAAGAGGCGGCGGTGGTGGTGGGATTGGTCGGAACAGTGATTCCGGGGCTGGGAATGGGGCGAAATTGTTTGCGCACTCCTCATACTTCTGCCTAGCCGCCGGATCTCCATCAAAGAAGTCTCGTGCAGGCGAAGTGAAGTCGGGTTCACTGGGTACCCTAATCGGCTCGAAGTCAGGATCAGGGAAGTCGGGAACACGTTGTCCCCAGACGTTCTCAGACTGTCTCGTCTTCGGCGCTGGATGCTGACGCTGCTTTCCCTCCGCACAACCAGTGGGTGATGGCGGAGGGGGTGGGGGTGACTTGCTTGGGTCAGAAGAGCGGGCTGCGAGTTCCTTGTCATACTCGGCGCGCGTCGCACTGTTGTTCAGGACTTCGTATGCGTCTTTAATTGCCTTGAACCGTGCGTCACTGCCTCCTTTGTCGGGGTGGTGCTTGAGCACCGCTGCGCGGTATGCGGCTTTTATGGCTGCCGCGTCCGCATCCCGACTCAACCTAAGCAAATCATATAGACCATTGGTGAATGGTTTCTCTGGACTCTTGGGTTTGGGGTATGGAGGTGGTGGGGGAGGTTGTGATA